TGGCGCTGATGATAATACGCTGATCACGGCGCTGATCGAAACAGCCCGGCGGCTTGCTGAATCAGAAACGAAGCGCGCTTTCATCACGCAGACCTGGCAAATGTATATGGATTCTGTAGCTGCAGAGATTAAGATCCCGAAGCCACCGCTGCAGAGCATTTCATCTATAAGAGCGATCAGCGCGGTACAGAGTATAGTCGATCAGAATTCAGCTTCAGGTCAAGCGCTGCTCTATATAGCAGCCACAGCGGGATTTTCGGTTGCTGATACGATCATCATAGATAGAGATGGAGAGCGAGAAGAGGAAAGGGTTATCCTGAGCATTCAAGATGATGTTTCATTGACGTTGACTGTAAATCTGGGCGATACGCATACGGCCGCGGCAGCTGCTAGAATAGAGAAATATATCCTTGTTGATAAAGCAGATTATAACGTCGATCGAAGCAGTGGTTCGTGCGCTCGGATAATGCTCCGGGAAGGCTATAATTGGCCTGCTCATCGCGGCTTCGCATCATTCATTATCGAATTTATAGTCGGCTATGGCGATGCAGGATCAGACGTTCCGGAAGGATTGAAACAGGGGATATCCGTTTTGATTGCTCATATGTACGAAAACAGGGGAGCCGAGGGAGCCGTGAAAGCTCGGGTACACGCGCTTGAAGAAGCAAGGATCATTCTTTCACCTTATAAAATTTATAGGCTTTAATCATGAAGATCGGCGATATGCGGCAGCGCATAACCTTCCAGCAAGAGGTGAAGACTGCTGACGGATCGAAAGGATTCACGGTAGCATGGCGCGATTTAGTAAGCGTCTGGGCGAGCGTCGTACCGCTCTCAGGGCGTGAATTCTTTGCTGCTCATCAAATAAAAGCAGAGATCACGCATCGTGTGAAGATAAGATATAGAACGGATATCACACTGAAAATGAGGATCAAATATAGAGATAGAGTGCTTGAGATCGAATCTATTCTTGATAAAAAAGAACGACGAGAAGAGCTAGAAATCTTCTGCAGAGAGGCGAAATGAGGATCTCAGTAAAAACGAAGGGAGAAAAAGCGATCATGCGAGCATTGGAGCGCTTGAGCAAAGAGAAAAAGCGAAAGGTTATCGGTGAGGTTTATGCCTCCGGGATAGACTTACAGCAAGCAGCTAAGGATAAATTGAAAGCAAATCGATCATGGGATTTAGGCTTCTTAGCGAACTCGATAATAGTTGATCTTTCGATCGATAAGATGATCGCTGAAGTAGGTCCGACTGCAGCATATGGGATCTATGTTGAATTCGGCGCGAAGCCCCATTTTCCGCCACCCGATGCGCTCGAAGGATGGGCGCGAAGGCATGGCTTCGATTCTGCGTGGCCGATCTGCAAAGCTATTGCAAGGCGAGGGCTGCCAGCGAAGCCGTATCTGTTCCCGGCGTGGCTGAAGATGAAAGAAAAATTCTGGAAGAGAATCAAGGAACTCATAGCAAGATGAAATCTCCATTTCTCACACTCCACGATGCAGAGATCGCACGGATCGAAGCAGAGACTAGCTATACGGTCTACGATGATTTACCGCAGCAAGCTGAATTTCCTTATGTCGTAATGGGTGAGATGATCGCGAATGATTGGTCAGATAAATTCGAGCCCGGACAAGAGGTTTTTTCGACGAAGCATATTTGGTCACGCTATAAAGGAAAGAAAGAAGTAGTCGAAATGAGTGATGCGATCCTGCAAGCGCTGACGAAAAGCGCGCTTGATCTTTCTCCGAATTTTCGAGCGGTGCTGGACGAGCTCGATACGAATGAAATCATTATGGATATCGACGGGATAACAAGGCATGGAATTCTCAGGACTCGTTATCTCATCGAGGAGGTATGAAATGCAAATATTCCCAAAAGGTACAGCTATCGGGAAGATCATCATGAAGCGAGTCAAGGGCTTCCCGATCTGGCATGAATTACCGAAGAAGAAGCCTAAGAGAAAATTGACGTGCTGGATCCTCTGTCCTGATTTCAGAGTAAAATTGCCCAAAAATATTAGCGCTGCAGAAGCCGAGAAAGATCATCTCCTCACTATCGAAATCTATAGTGAGACCCGAGAAGAAGCTAAGCGCGCGCTCGATTATATGATCAGCTGCGGGAAAGAAGAAATCGAAGCAGGCAATAAACGATTCTGGCTTCATGCGACCGGTCATTCGGTGCAGCATAAAGGGCTTTTTTGGGTTAAATTAACATACATTTTCAGGGTGAGACAACTCCCTGATAAATCTCAAAAGGAGGTAAAGTGAGATGGCTAAAGTAAAAGGTTTAAATATCTACATCATGGTGAATACCGGCACGGTTGCCTCACCCTCATGGACTAAAGTAGGCGGTCAGAAAGATGCTACTTTCGACCGCGGCCACGCGACGATTGATGTTACGGATAAAGGTTCTGGCGGCGATGAGGAACATCTAGTAAGCACCAGGAATTGGAGCATAAGTTTTGATGCATTCCTCATTGAAGATAATGCGGGATTTTTAGAAGTCGAAGCAGCTTTTAATGGCGACACGCTGAAGCAGTTCCAGATAATCACTCCTGCAGCTACCTATATGGGTACAGCTAGTGTCGAATCGCTTTCGATATCAGCTGCCCTAGGCGATGCATCAGTTGCATCTTTTTCACTCAAGGGATCAGCTGCACTCGCTAAAACTTAATAGCTAAATAAATTTACTGGAGGTAAAAACATGGCTACATTAAGCCCTCAAATTATCGTAGCGGAAGGAATAGTCCGCACTTTAGTATCAGCTGCCTCAGGTGGCGATGAGTTCGTGAATTCCGGCCGGATGTTTATCGCGGTCGTAAATGCTCATGGATCAGATCCGCGAACGATCACGGTCAACTCACAGGCAGTCTGCAATCAGGGCAGCGATCACGATATCGCAGTCGTGATCACGGCAGCTCAGGACGAGAAGGTTTTCGGCCCTTTTCCCAAAGATCGATTCAATGATTCTGACGGAAAAGTGCAGATCACTTATAGTGATTCTGCGGCTGATTTGACCATCGCCATCTTCGAGCTTCCTTAATGAAAGAGCATATCCTTGAGTTAGATAAAACTCGAAAGCTGAAGTATGGATTCAAAGCGCTCGGTTTGATCCGGGAGAAATATGGCGAGAAGACTGAATTGACCGATGTGATGACTATTGAAACCGACGAGATGCCGTTCTTTGCTTGGGCTGGTTTAGCATGGGAAGATGATTCTCTCACTGCTGAAAAGGTCGCTGATCTCATCGATGAGAAAATCGGCGACACATACACGATCATGGATATCATCAACATCATAGTCCACGCTATCGCTGATCATGTCGGCGTGAAGCTCAGTAAAAAAAAAGTGAAGAAAAAGACGGTCTCGCTACGACCCGTAAAATCGCGTTCGAAATCGGCGTAAGAAATCACGCAGAATTCGAGGATCTGACTCCGATAGAATTAAGAGAACGGATCGAAGCGAATGAAGCGAAGGAAAAGAAAGAATGGTTTCGGACTGCCTGGCTTGCTTCAGCGATCGTGAGCTATCTAGTCGGGAAGCCGATTTCGATTTCTGATTTATTGCCTGAGATATTCCCGGCTAAGATTTGGACTAAAGAGGAGATCAAAAAAGAACTCGATGAGCTTAAAAAAAGCTTGAATATTAAGGATTAAGGAGAAATGAAATTCAAGTAAAATCACTCATGGTGCGCGTCGGCGCAGACACGAAAGATATGGAGCGCGGGCTGAAGTCTGCTCGCGCGAAGATGAAAGCTTTCGGCGGTCAAATGAGAAAGATCGGAAAAGTGGCAGCCGTTGCCGGTGCTGCCGTCGTTGGCGCCTTCGGCTTGATGATCAAGAGCTATATAAAAGCTGGCGATGAGGTTCATAAAATGGCGCTCCGCACGGGATTCTCTACAGATGCGCTTTCCGAGCTGAAATATGCTGCAGAGATCAGCGGAACCACGTTAGAATCGCTGGAGAAGGGCGTCAAGAAGATGTCGAAGACGATCCTGGATGCATCAGATGGGTTGATGACTTACGTGCGCGCATTCGATCGTATAGGCTTAAAAGCAGAGGAGTTGATAGAGCTCAGTCCGGAAGATCAATTCGATAGAATCGCTCGAGCTATCGCTAGCGTTGAAAATCCTACGATTCGAGCAGCAACGGCGCAAGAGATTTTCGGCCGCGCAGGTACGCAGCTGCTTCCTTTATTTGCTGCAGGAGAAGAGGGGCTTGAAAAGCTGCGAAAAAAAGCTCATGAGCTCGGTATCGTCTTCGATCAAGAAGCAGCTGATAAAGCAGCCGCATTGACCGATGCGTTGACTACGCTGAAAGGATCTATCACAGGCGTTACGATGGGCATAGCTGAGAAGATGGTTCCTGCACTCACAGTAATGGTCGAGGCTATATCTACTTCGATGACGAACATCAAAGGCGATACAGGCGCTATGACGGCATCGATCTTGAATTTCTTCATGCTGATAGCAAAAGGAGTGATGGGGCTCGGTATGCTCTGGCATGGTCTTCAAGCGGTGATCTTCAAAGTCGCATCGATGGTCGTCAAGAACGTCCTCTGGCAAATCGATACGATGCTGCTCCCACTGAAGATGCTTGCGATGCTTCCCGGAATGGGAGTGATCGCGAAGAAGGTGCTAGACGGAGTCGCTAAACATACGGATAATTTAAGGGTCATCAGCGAAGGCTACAATGATACGGCAGAGATTCAGCTAGATAAAACGACTGATCTCGTCGTCATGATGGAAGAGCTTCAGGAAAAACTCGATAGCGCTGCAGAGAGTTATAAGAAACTTGATGGCGCAGCAAAACCGATGCCGGAAGGCATGAAAGCGACCACTCTGGAAGCAAGAGAATTTTACGGCGCTTTAGATCACGTCCAGGGATCGCTTGATAGCTATGTATATGGAACGGAAAAGGTGAAGACAGCGAATGAATTATTGATGGAGAGTTGGAACTTGACGAGCGAAGCGCAGCTGCAATTTTCTGAAATAATGATATCTGAATTCTCGATGATGGAAGGCAGCCTGAAAGGATTCGTAAAAGCGATTTTAGGCACGCTTGAAAAGTGGGCGATCGGTGAGATCATACCGCGAGTCATGGCAGCGCTTCCATTTCCGATAAATCTCTTAGCCGTAGGCGGAGCGATCGCAGCGATCAAAGCACTATTCGCTGGAATATCGAGCTTCAGAGAAGGAGGATTTGTCCCGAAAGAAACGATGGCTCGGCTGCATCCCGGGGAATTTGTTCTCTCAGCGCCGATGGTCAAAGCGCTGCGCGCGCCTGCAGCTGCAAGGCCTGGTGCTTCATCTCTCACGGCTAATATCACGATAAATATCCCGAATCAGCTTGATCCTTATTCTGCGCAGAAGATCACAAGGCAAGTAATAATCCCGCAGATCCTCGAATCTCTGGATATAAATGAAAATAAAAGAAAATGGCAGGAGAAATTGGAGTAGATCATGCCTTTAAAATACGTGACCGGGAACTTGATAACTTCAGCGACGCTAGATTCCGTGAGCTCGGAAGATGCTAGCGGATTCTATAATAAAGAAAATCTCTATAATAAAATGCAGGCGCTTCCGCTGCGCTTCACTAGCAAGAGCGGTGAATATGTGATCATCGATCTCGGTTCTGATATAGCTGTCTCTTTCGCAGGAGTTATGAACCATAATCTGACCACGGATCCCCCGGGGACTTTTAATCTCAAGCTCTGGAAGGCAGCAAACGGCCCGATCGTCACCGGCGCGGAAGGAAGCGAAGAAATAGATACGGCTTTCATCGTTACAGCCGGGCACAAGAATAGCTTCATCACATTCGATGAGACGATTCGCTGGGCAGCTTTGATGATAACCGATGCCGGGAATTCAGATAATCCAGAGGTCGGAGAATTCATCTTGGGAAATCATTCGACATTCACGAAGATGTTCTCTTTTCCGTATAGAGAAATCCTTCGATATATCAGAGGCGAAACAATCACTCCTTATGGCCAGCGCTGGCTGAATCAGAAAGCAAAAGTCAAAAGCTTCATTCTTGATTTCATGGGGATCACAGACGCCAATTTATTAGCTGAGATCGAAGCTTTCTTTGAGGCGATAGGCGGCGATGATCCTTTCGTTTTCATTCCGGATGATACAGCTGCCTTTTCTTGGTTCATGAATTGCCTGAGCGATCTAGATGCTGATCGAATCCAGGATGGTTGTGTCGGGCTGCAGCTGAATCTAGTAGAGCAAGCAAGGGGGATAACTCTCTTATGACTATCCCGCATAAGATTTATAGTTTATCTCTTTCTGAATGGAATTTCCTTGCTCAGTATTATACGGGGGGCACTTTTTATGAATACAAGCCTGAGTGGATGGTCGATGATCTCTCTCTTGCTGCTGGTTTAGATGAGATGGCAAGGGGAGAAATAACATATTTAGTTAGTCATTGGCTGACGAATCTAGCTCCTCCGCATGATCATATGCATCTGAATTGGACGATACTTCCTAATCATCCTCACTCTTACGGATTGATAGAGGTAGCTAACGAACAAGGTAGTCAAGGGACGATGTATCTCAGAGCTTTCATGACTGGGGTGGGCCCTTATCTCAATTCATTTCAAGATGATTTAATAGCTAATGGACTTCAAATGAGCATGGTTAATTTTGATCCAGGCGCGCCCAATGTAAACGGAGAAGTGTGTTTTTATTATCCTAGTATGCTGCAGCTTAAAATCTTCTTTTTTAATCCAATCGTGAATAATATCAGCCGACTTTGGGCGCCGACAGCGGGCGGCGTGGCCGTTGTATTGACCGGCTTAGGATTTAATAATTTAGATTCAGAGATCGAGACCGGCGGACCGGCGCAGCCCGGCGGCTGGAATGATGAAGTAGATGAGATCCAATTCATCGGACAGCAAGGACAAGGAACGATTACCCTCACGCGCGGCGCTGGAGATTTCATTCTTGATAGCAATACTCAGATCACGATCCCGGCGAATAAATTCCCTGCTCTTGCTGCAGGAACTTATGAAATAAATCTGAGAAAATTAAACGTAGACCTAGACGCAGCTACTACGATCACCGGCTATGCAGGAGATTGGGCTTGCGATTCAGACGGCAGAGTTTTCGAATCTACCAGGATCACTTTTTTCATCGATGATTCTTATGTAGATCGACCGTTCAGGACGCGACAAGCGCCTATTCTGCTCAGCGATTGGCATCTGAAAGATAGAAGCGACGGCTCGGAAATAATGAAGTATTATGCAATGGATACGATTCGCTGCACAGATCGAATTTATACAGGCGGCCTTTCTGCTATCTCATCGATCCCCCGGGGCTTCGAAGATAAGACCGGACTCTTCAAGGTTACTGATATCACTCTTGATCTAGCGAATAATACTTTGGAATTTTCAAAGCTCTTAGATACTCAGATAATTTTAAAAAATCAAATAGTAAAACTTTATCAAGCCTATCCGGATGAACCTTTCGGCTGGCGAGAACATATCATCTCAGTGATCATCGATGATTATTTTTTCGAAGATGATATATTCAAAGTCAAGTTGAAAGATATCACTCAGAAATATTTCAGGCTTGCTGTTCCTCGCGAAATCTGCACAGCAGATCATCAAATAAGTGATGATGATGATTATTCGAATATCCATCCCGACTCGATCGGCGCTTTCGTCCCGGAAGTTTTAGGCCTATGCAGCCTCACAGGTGGCGAATTCAGGGGAGAAATAGAAGCTATCTGCATCGATACCGTCAATTATAAATACGTAGCTGCGAACGGAGCTCTATATTCTATCGATCAGGTTTATTCTGATGATCCAGTAGCTGTAGATCCTTCAGGTTATACGATAAGCATAGAAGAAGACGGCAGGACCTATATCACTTTTGATGCTGATCAGGAAAATAAAAAAGTCACTTTTAACTGCAAGGGTTATATCTTTGGCGGCTTGAATTCAGCTAATGGCTATGTCCAGAATCCCGCTTATATTCTTCTTTATTTCTTCCTGAGGATTTTAAAAATTCCGCCTTCGATGATCGATTTCTCTTCTTTCATTGCAGCTGCTACCGTGTTCTCTAATATGGGTGAAGATGAATCCGGGAAGCTGATCCTTCAAGACGAGCAGAAACCGATGGATGTAACTCAGGATCTCATGGCAAAGGCTAAATGTTATCCTAGAAAAGACGGCCGCCTGGCTTTGGGAATGAAAGATATATCGAATTATCAAACGAATGAAGGCGAAGCTGCGCCGGTAATTTTCAGGCAGCTTGATATCGTAGGGAAATTTGAAAGACAATATAATATGCGAGATGCGATAACCATGATCAGCGCTGAATATGATTATGTGCCAACTTGGGATTTTTTTAAATCAGGCAAAAAACAATCCAGCGATGTCACTATCGATCCGTGGGATCCAACCGTGATAGAAGATCGCCTTGATTCGAGAACTGTAAAAGAAAAAAGGCGAAGAAAAGAAAGAGCTTGGGTGAGAGCATGAGGCAATATCCATTTATAATATCAGCTACTTTAATCCAGGATTTAATAGCTGAAGGACTCCTGAAATACAGCCTCGGAAATCCGACGATAAAATTTCCCGTACCGCTTCATTTTTTCGATGAGCTTGATACGTTTTATAATTTTCGGCTGCAGGATCTCATGGGGCTTTCTGCTTCAGGCGCAGGAGAGCTCGGCCGCTGGTATTATATCGAGCACCTAGACTATGATTTCATGGGCGATCAAATAATGGTGACAGCGATCGATCTGCAATATATTCTGAAGCGCTATTTCATCCTCGGTGATGAAACGACGCTAGCTTCGAATTGGAGTTCTGCTTCAGAAGTTGATAGAATGTTCGGGTTTTTATGCGATGAAACAGCGAATCCTAAAGCCTGGCATTTCGCTGACGGCGCGCCGGGAAAGGCGCTGGTAAATGAAGGATTATTGGAGGATTATTAGAATGCTAAAATTAAAAATTATTGAATGGATCGATAAGACTTTCGGAAAGCCGCAGCATAGAGATCGATTTGATATGAATAGCAAAGTTTCTGAAGTAGATGAGAAAGGGGCAATCGT